TTCCAGATGAACGCCGGGAAGGTCGTACCGATCAGCGGCGTCCGCGACATGAGCGCCGCCATGAGCGGCGTCGTCAGCCACGCGAGCGCGCCGAAGTCGGCGTTGACGTCCGCGACCTTGCCGACGCAGGACGTCAGCTCCGGGAGATCCGGAATCCCCGTGAACGCCTGAGCCTGCACGTCGGCCGCGGAGTAGATCCCGATCGGCTGCTTGTCCGTCCCGGTCCCGTGAATCGCGGCGAGATCGAACGCCGTCGCGTGACCGAGCGCGAGATCGTTCCGGACGTCGGCCTCGACGTCGATCGACGCCATCGTCAGAAGCTGGCGCGGGATCGTGACCGAGCCGATCATCGTCTTCGGCGACATGGTCACGTAGCCGTAGCTCGGCGTAGAGCCTGCGGCCGGAGTCGCGGGATTCTCCTCCATCCAGTGAACCGTGGGCTCGCCCGTCTTCTTGTTGAACTGCACGACACCCTGAAGCCCCGGATAGAGCTTCGCGCCGAGCTCGAGGACGCGCGTCTTGTTCCGGAGTAGGTCGATCATGTCGGGCATGACCTGAGTCCCGACGAGCGTAGCGCCGCCGGTAGGCTCGGTCGTCCCGAGCGCGCGCTGACGTGCCGGCGAGAGCTCGTCGTTACCGCGGAGCCGCCACGGAACCGAGGACGCCGCCGTGCGTCGGCTTCGCGCCCTTCACGATCAGCTCGTCGTGAAGCTCGGCCTCCATACCGTTCCGCTGCTCGATCCCGGCGGCGATTCCCATCGCCCTCCGGACCGAGTACTGCGCGACGTCGCGCGCGGGCACGTCGAGACCCTCACTCGCCGGCTGTGCGGGACCGGCCGTCCGGATCTCGTCGAGGATCATCCTCGCGACGACGCCCGGCTCGACCTGCTCCCGAATGTACTCCTCCGCCTTGTCCGCGCGATCGTGCGCGGCGCAAAGCCCCGCGATCTCCGCGGCTTCCTTGCCGTAGTCGCGCGCGATCTCCGCGAGTGCCGGAGCCGGCGTCGGCGTGGGAGTGACCGTCCCGACCTCTCGTCCGTCCTTGTCCTTCATTTCTTCTTCTCCTCCCTCGTCGGCCGGCCTCTCCGCGCGGACGTGGTCCGCGACCTCGAACTCGACCAGCTCGTCAGCGGCTACACTTCTTATTGCTAGGATCGCTTCCTCGGCGCTCCTCCCGACGCCGACCGTCGGATCCGCGGGGACCGGCGTCAGTGATTCCTCCGCGATCGCCCACGAAACATTGTACGTCGGGACGTCGTTCTCGTCTGTTGAGAGGAGCTTCATCCCCGTAACGAAGTAACCGACGGAGCTCGTCTTCAGGTGGCCCTCGTCGACCAGCGCCTTTTGATCTCGCGCGATCGAGATCGAGGCGAACGAGAGCATTCCGCGAGTGCGGCGCGCCTGAGTGTCGAGCATCACACCGCGGACGCTCCCGATCTGCTGGCTGGTAATGTGATTCTTCAGGAGCGGGAGACCCGACTCCGCGCGGGAGAGATCGACGTCGGCCGGATCGTGAGAGAGAATCTCGAAGTAAGGTCCGTCCCAGGACCAGCGCTTGACAGGAAACTCGCTCGTCAGCGAGATCGGGTAGAGCTCCGCGCCCTCGTCGCCCTGGCGCTCGCCGATCTCGATCTCGAACTCCCGCGTCAGCTTCCGCGGAACCTTGACCGTTCTCGTTTCTGGTTTCATAGCATTGTCTGCTCCCTGAGTGCGCCAGCGGTAAGCAGTCCTCGACTGCGGGTCGGCTTCAATATCCGTCAACGGGAGCTCTCGCGTCGAGTCCAATCATATTGGAGTCGACGCGAGAGCGCGCGTCCGGATAGCCTGACCCCATGCCGAACGAACTGACAGCGCTTCCGGAATCCTTCTCAGCCGGGACGACGGTCGCCTACACGAAGAGCTTCACCGATTACCCCGCGTCGACCTGGACGCTCACTCTCTACATCGCCGGCGTGATCGTCGCCGACTTCGAAGCGGTCGCCGACGGCGACGCTTTTGTCGTGACGATCCCCGCGACCGCGGCGATTGAGCCCGGTTTCTATCAGTGGGTCGAGCGCGTCTCCTATTCCGGCGACATCTACGAGGTTGCGTTCGGCAAGGTGACCGTGAACGACAATCTCGCGGCCGCGACCGACGGGAGCTCTCAGCTCTGGCTTGAGCGAGTGATCCCGGTCCTCGAAGCGCACATCGAGGGACGCCTCACCGGCGGCATGCAATCGTACGCGATCGCCGGCCGCGCCGTGACGAAGATCCCGATTGAGGAAGCTGTGAAGCTCCGTGACCGTTTCGCGGCGCGGCTCGCGCGGGTCAAGAATCCTGACAAGGTCTCGCGCCTCGGCGTGGTCGAGTTTGTCAGACCAGGGACAGAACAATGACACGACGCCCGTTTCACCATCGGCTCAGGAGAGCTTTCCGAGCGCTCGGCCGCGAGCTCCGCGGTCCCCTCCAGCGAAGCGCATTCTCCGGCGCGGGATCAAACCGACTCTTGCTCGATTGGATCGCCAACGCGCGATCGGCCGACGACGATATTCGTGGAGACCTCCGTAAGCTGAGAGCGCGAGCTCGCGAGCTCGCCAGAAACAACAGTTACATCAAGCGCTATCTCCGACTGCTCGTCGCGAACGTGATCGGTCCCGCCGGGATCAGACTGCAAGCCCTCGTCCGCAAGGACGGCAAGCTCGACACCGAAACTAACGCAAAGATCGAAGCGGCGTGGGTCGAATGGTCACGTGGCAAGGTCACGCTCGACGGGAAGCTGGCACTCCGGCCCCTCGAAGGACTCCTCCTCCGAACGCTCGCCACAGACGGCGAGATCTGCGTCCGCTTCTGGCGCGGCGTCAAGACTAACCGCTTCGGGCTCGCGCTCCAGCCGATCGACGTCGATCTACTCGACGAGCGATTCAACCGTGCGGCTCGCGCTGGCTCGAACGAGATCCGGCTCGGCGTCGAGGTCGACTCCGTAGGCGCTCCGGTCGCTTACCACTTTTGGGACAAGCCCTCGACGGCTACGGGAATGGTCGCGCGTAACCGCTACCGAGTCCCGGCCGACGAGATCGTCCACATCTACCGCCCGGACCGCGTCAATCAGACGCGCGGCGTGACGTGGCTTCACTCGATTATGGTCGCGGCGCACATGCTCGACGCGTACGAGGAGAGCGAAGCGATCGCCTCGCGCGTCGCCTCAGCCAAAATGGGCTTCTTCGAAAAGGTCGATCCGTCGATCGGCCCGTCGCTAGCGTCCGAGGGCACGACCGCCAAGATGCAAGCCGCGCCGGGCTCGTTCGAGATCCTCGAGGACGGCTACTCCTTCAAGGAGTGGGCTCCGACGCACCCGACGAGCCAGTTCGGCGCTTTCATCAAACAGATGGGTCGCAAGATCGCGAGCGGCGTCTCGATCTTCTCCAATGTCCTGCTCAACGACGCTTCGGACGTCAACTACTCCTCGTTCCGCGCCTTCGCGCTGATAATGCGCGACGACTGGCGGCAAGTCCAAGAGGACGTGATCGACTGGTGGCGGCGTCCGATCTATTCCGAGTGGATCAAGCTCGCGCTCCTGACCGGCGCGCTCCGGCTCGGCTCGCGGAACCCCGCCGGCTACATGGCCGTCCGACACCGTCCACGTGGGTGGAGCGCGATCGACCCGGAGAAAGAAGCGAAGGGAGCCGTCCTCGCACTCTCGAATCAGCTCACGTCCCGCACGTCGATCCTCGCGGAGCAAGGAATTGAATTCGAGGATGTCCTCGCGGAGATCAAAGCCGAGACCGAGCTCGCGGCCGGCTACGGCGTCGTGCTCAAAGACTCGGCCCCGGTCTCCGAACCTGCAACGAAGGATGATGTCGCGGCGATCGTCGAGGACCGCGGGAACGGCGACGGCCGAGACGACGTGACCGAGACCCGCTTGTCCGGAGACCACGAATCACAGAAGGAACCCGTAATCAATCCGGCACTTGAAAGGAGCAGATAATGAGTAAGCTGTCCGACTATCTCGAGAGTGATCTCCTGGACGAGGTTTTCAATGGCGTAGCATACGTGGCCCCTGACACGTGGGTCTCGCTCTACACGAGCGACCCGACCGACGCGGATACCGGGACCGAGGTCTCCGGCGGGAGCTACGCGCGCGTCCGTGTCTACGCGAACGGCGGAGGGAGTCCCGACTGGGAGCTCGCCGTCGTCGACGGCATCGGCCACCTTGTCGAGAACAGTGACGACATCGTGTTTCCGACCGCGACCGTCGCGTGGGGGACCGTGACTCACTTCGGCGTCCACGACGCCGCGACCCTCGGGAATCTGCTCTTCCACGGTGTGCTCGACGCGTCTCAGGTCGTCGGGATCGGCGGGATCTTCAAGTTCCTGGTCGCCGATCTAGACTTCCGGCTCGAATAGCTCCAAGCTCGTCTGCGATCTGTCTCCGACGTGACGGCCGGCGGCCGCTGACCTAGCGGCCGCCGTTCCATAGGACGCAAGCGCATGGCCGTACTTAATTTCGATTTCGATGACGCCAAGAGTGGCCGTATCTACTGGAACGGCTCCACGTATACACCCCACACCGGCTGGATCGAGTGCGGAACAGGACAGGACGGAGACGCGAATCATGTAGATCGCGCGTTCTTCAGCTTCGACACGTCCGCGATCCCTGCGGGCGCTGTCATCAATTCCGTGAGCTTCCTCTGCCGCCGACGCCCTGACCCGATCGGCGAACCACAAATCTATCAGATCAGGTACTACATCGGCACGTTCATCGGTGCGGCTCTTAACGGGGACGTCGGGGAATGGTCGGCCGGGACAATCTGCCTGACGCAGACCATCAAGCCCCTTGATAAAACGAGTTACGATCTCGGAGGCGCCGGCCGCGCCGCCCTCAACGATTCGGGCGATACCGATCTCCGAATTGCAGACAACAGCCAAGAAGGGACCGGCCAGTCGACGTGGGGAACGAACTTCAACAAGAACACCAGCCTACGCTGCAAGCTGGTGGTCAATTATACGGAGGCTCTCCTCGGGTCCGGGACCGCGACCGGCGTCGGAACGAGCTCGGGCGTCGGAACGTACGAGGCCCCGCTTAATGGGTCGGGGACTGCAACCGGCGTCGGGACCAGCTCCGGAGCCGCCGTCCTCGAAACCGCCAGCTCCGCGACCGCGACGGGGATCGGGACCAGCTCCGGAGCCGCCGTCCTCGAAACCGCCAGCTCCGGGATTGCGACGGGCGTCGGGACGAGCTCCGGAGCGGCCGTCCTCGAGATCCCCGGAGCCGCCACCGCTACCGGCGTCGGGACGAGCTCCGGAACACCGATCCTCGAGATCCCCGGAGCCGCCACCGCTACCGGGATCGGCACGAGCTCCGGAGCGGCGACATATTCCGTCGAGGGAACAGCCTCCGCGACCGCGACCGGGATCGGGACCAGCTCCGGAGCCGCCGTCCTCGAAACCGCCAGCTCCGGGATTGCGACGGGCGTCGGGACGAGCTCCGGAGCGGCCGTCCTCGAGATCCCCGGCGCGGGCACCGCTACCGGGATTGGCACGAGCGCCGGAGCGGCGACATATTCCGTTGTGGGAACAGGCTCCGCGACGGCGACCGGGATCGGTTCGAGCTCCGGAGCCGCCGTCCTCGAGATCCCCGGAGCCGCCATCGCGACCGGGATCGGTTCGAGCTCCGGAGCGGCCGTCCTCGAGATCCCCGGAGCCGGCCTCGCGACCGGGATCGGGACCAGCTATGGAACGCCGATCCTCGAGATCCCCGGCGCGGCCACCGCTACCGGGATCGGGACCAGCTCCGGAACGCCGATCCTCGAGATCCCCGGAGCCGCCACCGCTACCGGGATCGGGACCAGCTCCGGAGCCGGCACGTACGCGGTCCCCGGTTGCGCAACGGGTACGGCTACCGGCAAAGGAAGCGCTTCCGGGCTCGCGACCGTAGTGATTCCCGAGCCCCTAGCATTGCACGAGGCGACAATCTCCGTCGCCAGCTATGACGCCGCCACAATCTCCGTCGCCGCCAGGGATTCCGCGACGATCGCGGTCAACCCGGACGATGTCGAAACCCGAGGACCGAGGAGAGGGAACTGATGAGTACTCTAACGGGGACGATCACCGGCTACGTGGTCGGAGACAATCTCGAGATTCGGCGCAATGTGACGGATCTCCCTGCCGCGCTCGAAACGGCGTGGCTCACGATCAAGCGACACGCCCGCGCGGCTGACACGGACGCCGTCGTCTCGAAGATAATCACGACCGCCGACGAGCCAGGGATCGGCCATATCACTATTGCCGGCGGCGTCGATGTCGAAGGCGCGCTCCGCTTCGATCTCACTCCGATTGACACGACGGCCCTGGGCGCGGCGTCGTGGGTCTACGACATACAAGTGAAGCTAACGAACGGGACTGTCTACACGCCCGAGGTCGGAACGGTAGATCTGACCGGCGACGTCACGCGCTCGACGACGCCCTAACACCACACTCCACGGAAGGGCTCTTGACATGGGAGAGGACAAGGTCGACGTCGCCGCGATCGCAGGAGCGATCGGTGGCCTGAAAGCCGAAGTGAAATCCCTCCGGGAGACGACGTCCTCCGGATTCGCCGGAGTCAACGGCCGGCTCGATCGAGCGAACGGCCGGATCGGGACCGTCGAGAACGCCGCGACGAAGGTTTTCGCCACGATGGTCACAACGAAATCCTGCGAGACGATCCGCGGAGCCTGTGAGCTCGCAAGGGACGGAGCCGACAGGCTCCGGACCGCGAACTGGCGGACCTACGTCGTCCCGACAGCGGTGGGGGTCACCGTCGCCGCCGCAACGATCTTCATCGCCAAGATAGCCGGCTGAGATACACGAGAGAGGGGAGCGGCCTGATGAGCAGTCGAGAGACGTTCGAGAAAGCGGTCGAGATCGTCCTCGCGCACGAAGGCGGTTTCGTAGACCATCCCGCGGATGGTGGCGGCGCTACGAACTACGGGATCAGCTCGACCTACAATCCCGGCGTCGACGTCGCGTCCCTCACGCGCCCGGAAGCGATCGAGATCTACTTTGAAAAGTACTGGTCCGGAAACGGCTACGAGCTTCTGCCCGAACGGCTTGCGATCAAGGTGTTTGACCTGGCTGTCAACATGGGACGAAACGCCGCGATCACGTGTCTGCAACGGGCGCTCCGCGCGACCGGGACGACGGTCGCGATCGACGGCGTCGTCGGACCTGAGACGGCGGGAGCCGCGGGGCTCCTCTGCGAGCTCGTGATCCTGGCCGCCCTCCGCTCCGAAGCGGCCGGCGAATACCGCGTTAAGCTGGTCCGGGATCCCTCGCAAGCGCCCTTTGCCGCCGGTTGGATCGCTCGCGCTTACGCGTGAGTCCCCCGCGCCGCCGTCGATTTGCCCCGGCGTCGGCGCTCCGGCCGGCGGGATCTCCGCGATCGGCCGATTTCGACGAATCCCTCCTAAAACGGGCTCCATAGAGGCGATCTGAGCGACGTTCTCGCTCGATCCGACCCGTAGCCCCGCCAGCGCCGGTGGATAACTTGTGGATAACAGCCCTCGAAACGGTTGATAGCCAGTGTGCAACTCCATTGATTTCGGGGACAAGGACGCCGCCGGCGGCCGATGTGGACAGGCGTCCACCGTAGTCCCCAGGTTGTCCACAATGGCCGAAGCGAGAAAGCCCCGAGCCGCGCGGCGTCTCAGGACGTTGTCCAGATATCCACTGGCCCTACTACTACTAGGTTTTGTACTTAGCTATTGAAAAGAACAGCAGTAAGGACGGAGCGGACGAGCTCGCGACCGAGGATCGGGGAGACCCTCCGAGCTCCATAGAGCCGATCTGAGCGACGTTCTCCTCCGAGACGCACGAGGAGCCGCGGACGGCCCCTCGCGGCGAACGGCGCGCCTGAGAGCCTGCTCTAGCGCGGGATTCCCGCCGGGTCTGAAACCCGCTACGGCCCGGCCGGGACTCGGATCCGTGCGCGGCGTGCTCACATGTCACGGATCTAAACCAGCTTCTCGTCGCGAAAGCAACGCGCCGTGACGAGTCCCCGGTCCGGACCTGTCTCTCATCGTTCCCGCTGCCTCTTCGCGCCGCCGTCGCTCAACGACACGTCGACCGCGCTCGCCATGACACGCCAGCCCCAACCTTCCGTCGGCGTGTCCTCTACCCATCCGTAGGTGATACACGCGCCCACGTTCAGCCGGAAGTACTCGGCCCACGATACTTCAACGCCGTGGTCCTTGAGACTCCCGAGATTGTAGGTCGCACCAACGAGCGCAGTCACCGGGCCGTTTTCGTCCGTGGCGTCGTCGACGTCAAACTCGGTGCCGACGATCCCGGTAAGTTCTCTCCAGCCGCCGAACTTGCCCGCCGCGTAGAGCCGCGCGATGTTGCTCCCGACGTCGTACGTCGTGCCGCCCTGGAACTCCAGCATGCCATACCAGTCGTCCAGCGGCTCTTTCTCCTCCGTCTGCTCGAACGCCGTCCTCATATCGAACGGCTCCGTCCCTTCGGCCAAACACACCGCGACGGGGACCAGCGCGATCAGCGCCACCAGGACGAGCACAACAAGAGCTCTCACGATCGACTCCTTTCTCTTCGCGGGACGATCCCCGCGATAGTCCAATTCCACACAAGCGCCCAGATCTCGAGCGCCGCCCCTCTGGCGATCTTACCTGTGAGCCGGCGAGCGATTCTGAGGAGCGCGCGGAGCTCCCGCGCGTCGGCCTCGACTACGAAACGGCTATACAAGAGCGGCCTCCTTCCGTCAAGGCGTGTTTCACGTGAAACAAAGCGGCTAGGCAGATCCGGTATCCTCAAGCCTGTAGAGCCGAATCTGTCCGGCGGCTTCCTCTGCGTGGACGCGGCGCGTGACAATGCCAGCACGACGGTGCGGGGCGTCGTAGGCGTTGTGACACTTCTGGCAGAGCGCCCGCAGATTCGAGCGCTGGCAATTCTCCGGAGTGTGATCCAGGTGAGCCACTGTCAAAACGACGGTCGCTCCGGTTGTCGGGTGCGGAAGCCCGTCGATCGCACCGCACCACTCACAGCTCCAGTGAGCTTCGCGTCTCACTCGGAGAGAGATCTCGGCCCAATCCTTCGGATAGCGCTTGCGTTCCTCGGGTCGAATAGGCATCGGAGTTTATCCTGACCAACCATCTGTGACGGGAGCGCCCCACGTGCTGAAGGCGCTCCCGTCCGCGTCAGCCTACATCGGCCAATCGTCCAAGTGGGATGTCCAGTACATGACGCACCAATCCCAAAACGTGAGCTCGGACTCGCCACTGTCTCCCTCGTCACGGGCTGTCGCCACGTCGACCGAGCACGAGCTCGGAAGCGCCGCCGTCAGCATCGGCGCGAGCGCCAGCAGACAGACGACGAAGATCACCAGAAACCGTTTCATTGGATTCTCCTTTCTCGATCGTGCAGGACTCGGGACGGACGACGCCCCAACGATTGCCTCCGAAGATCCAACGCTTCGCCGGTCGAGGCAAGGAGCCCGGCGGGAATCTCAGATAGACGCGAAAGCCACCGTCTCGCGATCGCATGAGCCCCGGAGTCCGACCTAGCACGACGCCGTCGGTCGAGATCCTGACGACGTCGCGCGCGGCCGTAGGAGACAGGATCTCGGCTGCTACAAGATCCAGCTCCGCGTAGTGGAATACGATCCGGGTCTCCGAGCTCAGGATCCACGTCGAGCCCTCCGCGAGATACACGATCGCGCGGAGATAATCGCCCTTGTTCGTGAACATGTAGCGCGCGTCCTCAAGGTGTCCGGCGTCGTAAGCGGCGCGGGAGCGCGCGTCGAAAGAGGACGGCCAGAGGTCGAACGAATCAACGAGACTCCAGACCGCGACCGTGTCGCCGGGCGCGATCTCGAACGTCGTGAGCCAATCGACCGTCGGGGACGGCCCGCCGGCGATCGCGGTCGAGACGCTGACCGCAAGGACGAATGTCAGAATTGTTCTCACCATCGCCGCCGGCCCTCACCCTCAAATGCCTGAGGGAGACGAGCGCGCGCGAGAGCCCTAGCCTGATCGACCCAAGCGCGCGCGGCGCGGGAACATTGGACTGCGAGCCCGACGACGAGGAGCCCGACGAGGAGCGGGGCGAGCTTAAGCGCGGACGTCAGCCGGATTCTCTCGATTGCTAGATTCAAAACGGGTCTCCTATGTGCTTCCCGGTCCCCGGCTGGCCGTTGGTGGGTCGTGCCCTCGGTGCCACCCTCGGGCAACCTCTTTCGAGGCGCGTATGCAACCGACTTGCCGTAGGCTCCGAGGACCGGGTCGCTTCTGCTCCGATCCCCTAGTCGTTGTCGTTAAGAACGAGCACTCGAATCACCACGATCGCAAGCACGATAGCGCCACCACAGACCCAAAGGATCGGGCTCACTAGCGCGAGCATTTCCTGAACTGTCTCGGGTCCCATGTCGTCCTCCTTCGATTAAGTCTATCTCACTTCACGATCTCCAGCACTACCATAGTCAAGTGCAGATCTCGGGCCTAAATGACATTACATCGAGGAATTCGCGCGAGATCGGCCCTGAGCGCCGAAAACAAGCCCCTACCGCCAGACGATCTCCTTCCCCTTGCCAGCCGCGAGATCCGAGAGGAGCCGGATCACGGCCGTCCGGATCAGCTTCGACGCGGAGACGCGCTCCCGCTTCGCCGCGTCGCGGATCCTCCGGAGCAGAGACGCCGGGAGCTTGAACAGCGTTACCGCGTCGTTCACGCGCTTGCAGTTTCTCGTCGCCTTCATCGCGGTCCCCCTTCGTAGATCGCGCCGCGGATCGACACGACGGACGGAAGATACACCATGCGCCACACGGAGAGCCCGGCGAGATTCGGGTGACCCCGGACCTCCCGCTCGCCGTACGTGAAGCCGAAATCGCAGTAAACAAACACGCCGGCGGACAAGCCGAGCGAGCCCTGACCGCAAAAGCGGTCCTGCACGGGCCTGACACTGACGCCCGAGCGGAGCTCGATCCTCGTCGCCTCATCAAATCGGAGCTCTTGCCAGGTATGCATCTGAACGGTCTCCTTCCGGGAGCCCGGCCTCACGACCGGGCTCCCCGCTTGAACCTATACGAAGTCGATCGCGCACCACTCGCGAGCCGTCGCGCCGTCGTGGTCGTAATGGACGCCGGCGTAGACCGCGCCGGCGGGGATCGACGTCCGGGCGACCATGTTCCGCACGTGATCGCGGAGATTGAACCGATCGCCCGCACCGAGGATCCCGCACTGATTGAGGTCGACGAACTCGATCCGCTGAAGCTCGCAGAGGTCGCGGCCGATCGTCGCCTCGTCGAGCGTCGTCTCCCGCTGTGTGAACACGAAGTGAGAACCGAAGGTGACGAGCTCCGCGTCCGGGTGCGGCCGCGGGTAGTCGAAGCCGGCGTAGGCTCCGCCGGAGCCTTCGGTCCCGGTTGAGCGGGCCGGCGACGCGGTCCCGTCCGGCGCGAGCCAGCTCGTGACGTAGTAGCGGAGATCAATCGAGCCATCGAAACCGCCGCCGGCGAAGCCGCCGGAGACCTCGTCGACCTCGACCGACGTCGGGCCGTCCGTCCAGCGGATATCAATCGAGGAGCCGCCCGAGTAGTTCGACGAGCGGACGGAGAACTTCGTCGCCGGGAACTCAGCCCGGAGCGCCTTCCGGACCAGCTTCGCCGTCTCAACCGTCGAAAGCGATCGCGCTCTCTCCCTTGTCGTCTCCATTTCTCCAGCTCCTTTCGTGGCGGCCGGGCCGGAGCCCGGCCGCCGGTTAGCTCCTCCGATTACGATACGAGTACCCTGCAGAAGTTCTCGAACACGATCGGGTCGAGCTCTGCGACGCGCTGAGTGTGATGCCAGCCAACGATCACAGCGGCCGGCTTGTGGACCGTCGCCTCCGTCCTGACCTCGATCACGCGACCGAACGTCCTCCGCGGTTTCTGAGCTGGCGAGCTCGTCGGGTCCATTGGCACGACCATTTCGATCTCGTCTCCGACTCTGACCGCCACGCCTTCGGCGTCGTGGATTCTGGTATCGTTTGTCACGCTGGCCTCCTCGATCGAAATGAACTGCAGACCCGTCCGATCGCTCGTCCCGCTCGTCGTCGCCTCCGTCGTCGCCTTCATTCCCAGCTCCCTTCTCGGACTCCCTCGTCGGCTCCTCCCGCGCCCCGCCCACCTACTATAAGTATATACCTATAAGGCGCAATGTCTATGAAAGAGCGAAGCCCCGCGACGATTTCGCGGGGCTTCAAACGGCCACACAGAGGGGTTTCAGAGGGAATCAGGAAGATCGGCGGCCGCCGCCGGCGAGCTCGGGCCGGGAGCGATGTCCCCTCCGGAGCGCGAGCCCCCCCTTTGTGATCTTGAGGACGGGCAACATTCGCGGCGCCGACCGGCGCCATAGAGTAGACCCGAACGGAAGGAGATCGACGTGAACGAGAGAATCGAACGAAGCATGATCGACCGAACGGACGCGCTCTTGATAGTCGCGGACGTCGTCGAAGAGGTCGCGCTCTTCCTCGCGGACGGTCGCGTCATCTGCGTGATTAGCACAGAGAACGTCGAGAAGATCGCGGGGTCGCTCGGCCGCGCGTACGAATGCGCGCGCGACCGACTGCAACCGTCGCCCGGAGTCCCGCTCGACATGAAGCCGGACCCCGCGATCGCGCGACTGCTCGACATAATCGGAAGCGACCGAGACCTTGCCGACCCGCATTACCGAGCCCGGTGCTATCCCGACAGGGGAGCGAAGTCGTCATCCTGAGAGTGGCGGGAGCTTCGAGAGACACACGGAGCAGACGCGGGCGTCGCCATAGCGGGTCGTCCGGACCGGCGTCGCGTCGCAGGAATCGCACTCAGCATCAGAACGCGCGCCGAGCTCGCGGCGTTCCCGCGTCCGACGATCGAGGAGCTGCTCGGCGTTACTCGTCTCGAGCTCTCCGTCTAGCTCGATCGTGTCCCAATCCTCGCGGTCGAGATAGACCTTGCGGCCGAGCGCGCGCTCGACCACGATCTCTGCGGCGACAGCGGCAAGCCGCACGTTGTCAGCCTCGACGATAACCTCCCGAGTGCAGGTCGCTGTCTGTGTCACGTCAATCACACATCGCATCCGTCCAGCTCCTTCCGGATCAGAGCCCAAGGCTCTCTTGAGTGTCAAGCGCGCGGACCGCGGCCGCCGCGCGCGCGCGAGCAAGTAAGGAATCGGTGGCCCGTAGCGTTTCAAGATCCTCACCCGTATCCCATGACCGGATCAGGAGAGCGGCCTCGTGGTAGTCGACGTCCGACGCGAGCCGCCATTCGTGGATCTTAGACTTACCGCCGGAGACCTCGGGCTCCCTTTTCCGGCCGGCGACGTTGATCCCTCGCGGCGCGAGCGTGTCCCCGAACCGATTGCGCGCGGTGTAGAAGTCGTCTCCGAAGTCCTCGCGGCCCGCGCACCACTTGCCACTGGGATAGGCGCGAACGAGGACGCGAATCAGCCGGCCGCCCTGGCTGTTCGACTTCATTCCGCGCATTGTTAGCGCCCTCCCTCACAACAGAACAGCCGGCCGGCGAAATACCACCACCACGCGCCAGACTCACAAGTGAGCGCGTCCGGGTAATCCTCCGCGGTGTAGGTCACGCCGGCGACGGTAAGGTCGATCGCATAGCGGTACGTGACGTGCTCCCCGTCAAGCGGGACGGCGTAGTCGAAACGGAAGGTGTCGACGAGGACGCCGGCCGCGTCGACCGGGTAAGGGACGTCGAGCTCGATCTGATTCCAGTTCCCGACGCTCTCCGCAAGGACATAGAAGTCGACGGTCGCCGAGGAGCCCGCCGGCGGGAGTTCTCCCGCCCAACGCGCCGCGGCCTTGAGCTCGATCTCCGGACCGTCGAGGAGCTCTCCTCCGAAACAACAACACGCGCCGAGCGACAGCGCGACAAGAACGATCAGCGTCAGCTTCATAATCAGCTTTCCTTTCATTGTGGGGATTCTCCGCAAGACATCGACGGCCCGTCGAGCGTCCTCGTGATCGACACGGTAGCCGATCCCGGCTCCGCGATCTCGGGAATCTGGAAGGCAAGGATCCCGAGCGAGTCAGCCAGGACGGGAGACGCGGAGAGCTCGACGCCGTTGACGCGGACCTCGAACTCGGCTTGTGGAACGACGCCGATCAAGATGTGATCGGAGTCGGGGAGACCACCGAGCAGAAGCACGATCGCGAGCGCGAGCTCTCCTCCGAACATGGTTAGAGATCCTCCGCCGGCGGCTCCGCCTCGGACCCGTCAGCCACCGACGGCGGCCCGGACTCCGCGATCGCCTCGGGATCACACTCGCAGATCCAGGCGACCCGGATCTGGCCGGCCTCGGTCGTCGCGCGACGCTTCACCATGACGGCCCCGCAGTCAGGACAGATCCGGCCCTCGACCGCGCGCGCGAGAATCCGTCCGTCTGCGACCATTGTCGCGGCCCCGAGCTCCTCGTTGACCGCCGCGAGCGCCGTGCAGAAACCGAGATGCTGGTCCCTGCCAGTCAGCGTCGGCTTGATTCTCGCTTCGATCCCCGCCGTGACCCTTCCGATTGTCCGTGGCATAGGTTCCTCCGTAATCGAGCGGCGAACCACGCGCCGGGTCTATCCGTCGCGCTCGTCGCTTCGCCCTTGTAGACCATGACGCGGCGCGCGCCGCACCCTCGTTTGCACCGGGAATCGAACGTCCGGAAGTCTCCCGGCCGTAGATCCCAACAGGTCCAACGGTGACGCCCGATCCGACAAAGCCGCGATCGCGGCCGGGCCGTCGGGAGTTCAAGCTCAATCCTGTCGAGCGCCCCCATCACATTCCCGAGACGGACGCCGAGCCTAACCCGGAGACTCGCCTCGCACTTGCTCATTCCGTCCTCCCTTCGTCGTCGCCGATCCCCGGAGCGAGGAGATCGTCCCGGATTGTCGACGAGATAAACGGCCAGTGCCAGACGGCCGGCTTCCGGAGACACTCGTCCGCGAGATCGTCCGGCGATCCCGTCGAGAGCGCTGTCTCGAAATCGAGTCCGGCCTTTCGGTAGCTGTAGAGCGATTTCCAAGAGCACATCGGGTAGCGCTCCATCCGGCAGAGCCAGCGGAACGCGTAGACGTCGCCGGGTCCGCCGGCCAGATTCCAGAGCCACGTCAGCCCGTAGTCGGCAACGTGCGCTCCGATCTTCGCGTAGCCGTAGGGACGGCCGACGAGCGAGAGCTCCGCACGGACGATCTTCGCGCGCTGGCGCTGGATCGTCCGCCGTCGCGCGATCGCGATCGAGTAGAGCCCGGCGTCGCCGTAAGCCGCCAGAAGCCGCCGGAGCTGGACGCCGCCCTCCCCAAGCGCCTCGCATATCACGTAATCCACGATCGGCCCTGAGGAAACGAGCTCTCCCGCCGGCGTGATCGCGTCGATCTCCCGGACGGCCCGGATCACGGTCGCGACGTGATTGAAAACCGTCGGCCGCTTGTCCTTGCGGGTGAAGGTCGCGACCCGGATTAGAAACGCGACGAGCCACTCCCCGACGGGACCGCGGATCTCGCGCCGAACAAAGAGCTGATCGCCGGGAAAGAGGAGCGGGAGCTTGTCGATCGTAAGCGCGAAGTGAGTCACCGTACCCCAATCGGCGGTTGCCATCGGGAAAGTGATGTGGTCGCTGTTGTCGTCTAGCTCGACGACCGTCTCCTCGAGGACTAAGACCCGGCCCGGCGTAGCGTTCAACCTGGCGAGCTCGTCGTTGGACGGGAGCCGGCTCCCCGAGTAGACGATCTCGAGCGGCCGGTCCGACGGCCCGAGCGCCGCCGTCTTTCGGATCACGATCACGCGATCGCTTGTCATAGCGTCCTCCCTGAGAGGCTCCGGAGCCCGGACCCGGCCCGGCTACTCCGGGCAATCCCGTTTCGGCCGGATCTCCGGAAATCCGAGCTCCATAGAGCCGATCTGAGCCATGTTCTCGACCTCCGGCGGCCCCTGAGTCCCGGAGATTAGCCCTTGTACCCGTCGATGTATCCGGGCCGCTTCGGGAGCACCGGCCCGGTCCGCTCAACGACGGCGACCTCGTCGGGAGCGTCGAGCGGTTTCGCGAGAGCCGCGGCGCGCTTCGGGAGCGACTTCACAAACTGCTGGCCCAGGATGTAGAGCGCCGCGAGCGCGTAGACTTCGAGATCGAGCGCCTCGTTCCGCGTGCGGATCTTGACCCAATGTCGGACGAACCCGCGATTTTTGACCCACTTCGGAATTGCCTTCTCCGCGGTGAGCTGGTCGAAGTATTCATCATCGACGAAGTCCGCGACCGGGAAGTGAAAGTAGCCCGCCCCCGGAGCGCGGATTTTCAACCGGCCGTAGATCGCGCCCTTCGCGGTGTCGACGCAGAGCAGAAAGAGCTTGACGCGGTAGGCGTTGTTGACGGACGGCCGGCCGACCACCGGCTCGCCCTTCTTGGTCCCGCCCTTGATCGCGAACACGCGCCGAGCGATCCGCGCCTTACAGAAGCGGTAGACCTGTTCCGTGAAATGCCCGCCGCTATCGACCGCGGTGCAGGAGATCGGGACGTTGCGACCGCTCGCGTGTTTGTATGTCCCGCTGAGGAAGGCATCGAGCTCCAGCCAAAGCGCACCCGTCGCCGGATCTCCATGTAGGATCTCATAGTCGATCAGCCAGGATTCTTCTGCCGCTCCGTAGCCCTTCACCAGACATTCGAGCCGGTCGTCCTGCACATCGACGGACGCGACAAGAATCCCGACGCCGGTGGGGACCTCGGCCTCGTATTGCTCGACGCGCGCGCGGAGTGTCTCCGGCTCCACGGTATCGCCGCGCTCCTCCCACGTCTCGCCGAGCACCGTGTTCTTAAACGCCTTCAACTTCATCGGATCTTCTTGCGCCTCGATCCACTCGGAGACGGCCGCCGTCCACGGGAACCAGCCGAAGGGAGAGTAGAGACTCGACAAGTGAAACCCGATCCGACCCGGCGGCCCCTCCGCAGTCGGCCGCCACTGACCGGCCGGCAACATCTCGAGTTTGTAGCGTTCCTCGATCAGCGTCCCGCACTGGACGCACCCGAGCGAGACGCTCTCCGGGATCAGCTTGTAGCTTGCGTCGCGGTCATAGCGGATATTCTCCCACCGAATGAAATCGAAGCGGCCGCAGAAGGGACACGGCACGAAGTAACGACGCTGGTCGGTCTTGAGGTACTCGCGGTCGATCCGGGAGACGCCCTTGATCGTCGGCGTCCCGACGAGCAACTCCTTGCGCCTCCCGAACGTCGGGCCGGACATACGCTTTTCAGCGAGCGCGATCGGATCGCCCTGGCCGTCGACGTCGCCGGGATACTCGTCGATTTCGTCGCAGAAGAGACAGAGGATCGGCATCGACTTGACGCCGGTCGCTGAGTTAGAACCGACGAGGAAGAGGACGCCGCCGGGAAACTCCTTCATCAGAAGAGTGTTCCCGCCTTCACGCGACCGCGCCGGCTTGACGAGCGCCGCCAGCGCCGGCGTCTCCTCGATCATCGGGACCAGCCGCTGGCGGCTGAACCTCCGGGCTTCCTCAACCGTCGGACGCAGAACGAGGATCGGACAGGGCGAGTTCGACATCAGGAAACCGAGCCAGTTGTTGCCGGCCTCGGTCCCGCCGATCTGTGATCCCTTCTCAAAGACGACGACCCGGTACGGCGAGCGCGGCCCGAGCGCGTCCATGATGTCCCGCAAGTAAGGCGTCGTGTCCGTGCTCCAGCGCAACGCCGCGCGGCCGGCCTTCGTTCCGATGAATCGCTCCGCGTCGGCCCACTGGGAAACTGTGATCGAGGGCTCCGGAAGCCAGCCAGCTAAGAACGACGGGAGACACTCGACGTCGACGTCGGCAAGTTGGATTTGGGAGCCGCTACTCTGCGCCATCAGAGAGCCCCTTGCACACTCGCTCGATCGCTTCAAAGAGGACGCCTTCGAGGACCGCGGCGTCGTCAATCACGGCCAGCGTCGCCGCCAGTTGCGCGGGGAGCGTGTAGAGTTCGTCCCGCGCCTTCCGCGACGCATTGAAGAACACGCGCCGGACCTCCTCAACGCGGACGAGATCGCCGCGCATCTTCTCCAGTTTCAACCGTTCGATTCCTGCAAGCGCCGCCTCGCGCGCCGCCCGCGCCCGCGAGTAACCCGTCGCCCGTCCATTCCCGCCGCCGCTGTCTACCTCGTTCGGTTTCGGCGGCCCGCTCCCGCGCCGGTGCCCCTTCGGTGTTCCGGTTAGGGTGTTCCGCGACGTGCTCGGGTCGGTATTCTCAGCCCATTCCCTATCAGCAACAGCCGGATCAATCTTCCCTTCCACGGTCGTGATCCGGCCAGTCTTGATCGCCTTCTGCACAGCCGTGTGAGAGCACCCGCGACGCGTCGCATAGGCCCGGCCCGAGAGGAGCTCCATCCGTTGCCGTCCGATCTATTCTGAGCCCCGCGCGCGCGCGAGTCGGAGCGAACCTCGCCGCCGGTCGAGTAGGAGTTTCAGATCCGGGAAGCGGATCAGTGTCATAAACTCGTCGGCGTCGCGACCCCACCAGTATTCAAATTCCTCGAGATCGCCAGGGGAAACGGTCATCGAACCAGCCGCGGAGATCGACAGGATATGGTGGATCGCGTCACGGTCCGACCGGCGCCAGTGGTAGCCGACGTGATCGCGCGCAAGGTCCGGCGCGACGACTGGCGCAAACTTCATCGGATAGCTCTCGACGCGGAGCTTATGGCCGGCGGCCTTGAGCTCGATCTGTAGTTCGACCGAAGCCCGGATCCGGTGGTAGAACTCGGCCGGCGTCCCGGTGTGATTGTAGAGAACATAGGTCCGGAACATCGTCGAGCCCCGCGCGGCCATCATCCGGACCGCGCGCTGATAGTGCCCTTCTTCCTGCATCCCATCGAAGGCAAAGCGGACGTTGTGGATCGGGAGCAATGCGAGCAGGTCCGCGGACTTCCGGGTGAGGAGCCGTGCGTCGAGCCCCTGATTGAAGTCGATATGCGTGATCCCGAAATCGTCGATCAGCGCCCGCGTCCTCCCGACGACCTCCTCCAGTTTCTTCGGCGGGAGCGCAAGCACATTGTTGTCATAGAAGCGGATCTCGGAGACCCCTTCGGGAACGTCTTGCGTCCAGTTAGCGCGCGCCCGGAACTTCGGTTCGAGCCGCGACACCATACAGAACTCACACGATCGCGGACAGCCACGCGACGCGTGCGTGATTGCGTAGTCCGGCGGCTCCGGAAGTAGATCGTAAGCTGGTCGCATCGCTTCGGCCTCGGGGACAAGACCCCGGACGACCTCGAATCCCTCGCGTGTGAAGTAGTCCGGAAAGAGCGTCGCGGAGATACCACCGACCAGGACGCGCTCCGCGCGATCGCGCGCCGCCCTGGCAAACTCGAGCGCGCGCGGCATGTCGAACGAGAACACAGTCGAGAGCCAGATCTCATTGAACGCGCCGGCCGGCGGGAGCGTTCCCTCGAACAGTTCGCATTCGTCCTCGCGGTCGCGGATCCACGCGCCGAGCTTCAGGAGCGCGATGCTGTAGTGCGTCCGGCGTTTCGTCGTGTCGATCAGAGCAATTCGCATCGTTTCATCACTCCCCGGCCGCGGCCCGGTGCGGTGTCCATCTCCCCATTCGCGAGCCACGCCTTGACCTCGTCGGCGTGTTCGACGGGGACGATGACAATGATCGAGTAATCTTCCGTTCCCGCGAGCCCCTTGAGCTCCTCCTCTAGCTTCTTGAAATCGCCCGAGCCGGAGCCGGCGGCGTCGGCGCCGAGCCCGGCTTCTTCGTAGATCCTGTCAATCTCCTCGGCCGAGAAACCAAGCCCGGTCACGTCATCGAAGGTCTGCAGTTCGACGGCCAGCGCCTGATAATCCCACTCCCCGCCGACGCCGTTGAGGACGATATTGAGTTCACGCTCCTGATCGGGATCCATGTCCACGACGGAGACGTCGGCCTCGGTGTAGCCCATGTCCATGAGGACGGCGCGCCTCTGCCAGCCGCCGACGAGATGTCCGCTACGTCGATTCCAGACGAGCGGATCGACGAAGCCGTGACGCTCGATTGACTGCTTGAGATTCTCGTAGCGCGGCATCCCCGGCCGGAGCTCCACGCGGGGATTGACGGGCATCGACTTGAGGTCCACGAGCGCCTTCCGCTCGATCCGGAGCGCCGCGACGACGGCCGCGGGCTTCTGCTTCGTGGCGGGCTTCTTCTTCACGGCCGGCTTCTTCTTCGCGACCGGCTTCTTCGCCCTGGCGGCAACCGCGGCAACCGTTCGAGTTGCCGGGCTTGCCGGCTCCCGGATCTCACGTCTACTGCTCTGCGTCGTCGCCAATCCAATCCTCCTCAGGCTCGTGAAGTGGTGTCGCATCGAACAGCTTAGAGACCGCGCGCTTGAAAGCGCCCCACTCCCGCGGGTCTCGGAACTCCTCGGGTGAGCTCACGTTACAGAACCGACAAAGCGCCAGCGCCTCCCGGAGACTCAGCACCAGCGCGACGGGAAGCGGCCGGACGACGGCCGTCCGCGAGAGCCGCCCGCGCCGGCGGGACGCGCCCGACCGGGACGCCGCGCCGAGAGCTCGGGCTCCGCTGGTGGCAACTTGTTTCAACTCCCTTCC